TTTTCCAAAAGAGTACACACCCAACTCCGCGCAAGTAAAGCTACTGAAGAATATTGATCAAGCTTTTAGCGACGGTTATAAATTTGTTGTGTGTAATGCACCTACAGGATCAGGTAAAAGCTTTATATCAAAAACTCTTGCAAATGCTTCAAGAGAGCCGTCACAAAACTTTAAAGATTTAATAACATCCTATACAGCATTTAAAATAGATCAAACAGGATCTTATGTTCACGAAGAAGAATGTGAAGATGAACACCCAGGAGGCGCCGCTGCGCTTACAATAACCAAAGCTCTACAAGATCAATATAAGGATCTATTTAGTGATGTTACTGTACTAAAAGGCAAGAGTAACTATATTAGCACCATTGATTCAAATATTGATGTTGAACTAGAATCATTAATTATACCTAAAAACATATTAGAAGATCACAGGCGGAGACATAAATGCCCATATCATAATGATCGTAGAGATGCTTTAACATATAGGTTTACTGCTCTAAATTATAATATGTTTTTCTCGTTACCGTGTCATGTAAAAAAGAGACAATATCTAATCTGTGATGAAGCGGCAGAATTAGAAGATCAATTAGTAAAAGAATTTTCTTGTAATATTAATTTTGAAATGCTGACTAGAATGGATATGCCAGTTAGACCGTTTTATTCTAAAAATAATGTAAATGTCATAAAATGGATTAGTAATTTATTGCTTGATTTAAGTGATAAAAAAGATGAACTTCGTGATGTTATTAACAGTGCTAATACCCACACTCTTAATAATAAAAAATTTCTAATTGAGACAAGAAAACAACTAATAGGTATACGAAATCTACACTCTAAACTCTCTTTAATTATTGAAACTTGGAATGATAGTGAGTATCTTTTTGAGACAAGTAAAGATGGTATTACCTTTATGCCACTAAAAGTTAATAAACTCTCTAATCATTTATTTAAATATGCAGATAAAGTAATTCTAATGTCGGCGACAGTTATAGACCCTTCAAATTTCTGTAAGAGTTTGGGTATAGATAAGTTTAAATATGTTGAAGCCGAGTCATCTTTCGATCCAAAAAATGCTCCCATCTATTGCAATACAAAAGTTAAATTAAACTACCATAACTTAAAGCGTAGTCTACCTAAAATAGTAGATCAAATAAAAGAAATTTGTGAGTTCCATAAAAATGATAAAGGTATTATTCATACACGAAACAATACTATTACTGAATTTTTATCAAACAAGTTAAATGGCTCAAGATTTTTAATTAGAGAGCCCGGAGTGCGTAATGAAATGTTGCTAGAACAACATTTACAGAATAACAGCCCTACAGTATTAATATCACCATCTATGTCACACGGCGTTGATTTGAAAGATGATTTAGCTAGATTTCAAATTATTATTAAAGCTCCCTATTTACCAACGAAAGATAAGCGCATTGAAAAGCTAATGAACGATGACTTCAATTGGTATATTAATAAAATGCTATGCTCGTTAATTCAATCATGTGGACGGGGTGTAAGATCGAAAAAGGATTATTGTGTAACCTATATATTAGACGGGGCTATAGTAGAAAGCGTTGTAAATAACAGGCATAAACTACCAAAATATTTTATCGATAGGTTTTTGTAATAAATATATAAGACAATATGAAGAATCGAGCATTTCATTTTGAAATTAAAAATCTACTAACACAGTTTGTAGCTGCATTTGATGATGTAGTAATAAGCAGATTTAATAAAGATAGAAATGCAAAGCAAAATGTGGAAGTACGCTATGTGTTTGCTCCAAAACAACGTGTAATGTATGACATTATTAATAAAGCGCAAAACTTAACTCTACCGGTAGTTGCTATAAACCTTACTAGTATATCTCGAGATGAGAGTCGGGTGTTTAACAAGGTGGCGACTTCTTATTTACCAGGGACAGAAATCCAAAACCCAGAAATGTCTGGAAAATTTTTAATGCCAGTCCCGGTAAATTTAGAGGTTAATATGTCAATACTAGCGAGGTATATGCAAGATGTTGATCAGATTGTTTCAAATTTTGTACCATATAATAACCCATATATTATTTTATCATGGAAAGTACCTGCTGATTATGGATTTACATATGATCAAGAGATTAGAAGCGAAGTATTATGGGATGGCAATTTAAACTATTCAACACCAACTGATACGACTTATTCTGATAAATTTAGAATTGCTGTAGATACTTCCTTTACTATAAAAGGGTGGTTGTTCCCGGAAGAAAAGAGTACAACCGGCAACATCTATAAAGTTGATAGTAGATTTATAAATGTAGATTTACAAAATAGAATATATTCACCGCTTGATGAAGTTACTAGTGTTGAGTCCTATACTGAACAAGGGTATGCCGCCCTTTCAGGTTATAATGATGACATACCCACTAACTATACAGAAACTATAACAGTATCTGGTATACCTGAATTTACCAATATATATTATTCAACTTCAGGATTATTTGAAGAATTAAGAAACGAAGTTACTATTCTTTCAAGTCATGATAATAATTTTATACTCTATGGTCATGCACTTAATTATAGCAATTCTCTCTATATAAGCGCTAATAGGCTTAACTTTTTTACTGATTATCAAAAACTTACTTCTGCAAAATCTGATACAATTAGCGCATATAAATTAAATGACAATCTTTATAGTATAGCAAGTCAAAGCATAGTCAGCATATTTTTACCTACTTCAACCCTAAGCGGATCTGGTAAATTTACCTTTGTATCAGCAAACAAAGCCGGGTGGGCTTCCTCTTATCAAGCCACTAGCTCTATCCTCAATCTAGACTAAATATATACAATGCCTGGAACCGGTTCATCAACATCGTCATCGCGAAATTCCTCCCATGTAACCAACGATGGGCGCGCCTCAACATTTGGTAGAAATCTTATTCAATATATTCAGAATAGGTTGCCCTATGCCAATGTTGCAGAGCCTGAAGGAGACGCGCTTAATCCTAAGTATAAAATATTTAAACAGGCCGGTGTAAGAAGAGCAGAAGCTCTTGCAAAAGCTTCCATCTCTTCCTCTAATCCGTATAATAACATACCTATTGGTGATTTCGCAAAAGATTCATCATTTGGTGATGTAATGTATGCCAACATTCAAGAAGATAAAGCCGGAAGACTCCGCGATTATCGCATTATAGCGGCTTATTCTGAAGTAGCTGATGCATTAGATGAGATTTGTGATGAAACAATCAATCCGGACGAAACCGGATGGATTACATCGCTGCAATTAAAAGATATTGATTTAACTGTTGACGAGAAAGAATTGCTTGACAAAGAATTTCATAGATATGTAGAGTATTATGATTTAAAAAATAAAGGGTGGCAATACTTTAGACAATTATTAGTCGAGGGAGAAGTATATTTCGAGCAGATAGTGCATGAGGAGTATGTAAAGGATGGAGTATTAGGTGTTATTAATCTACCAGCAGAAATTATCGACCCAGTATATAATAATATACAAAATATGCTAGTTAAAGGCTTTATATATAGAAAGCCTATTTTTAATAAATCTCAGCCAAATAAAGTAGAGAGGGTTGAATTTATTCCAATGGATCAAAACCAGATTATGTATGTTAACTCTGGTGTATATAACGAAACAAAAAACTTTGTAGTTCCGTTTCTAGAAAACGCGAGAAGGCCGTACAGGCAATTATCCTTAATTGAAGATGCAATTGTAATTTATAGATTAGTAAGAGCTCCGGAGCGTCTTGTGTTTAATGTTGATGTAGGTAATATGCCACCTCCAAAAGCGGAGGCTTATTTGAAAAAACTTATTCAAAACTACTGGTCCAGAAAAACATTTGATATGGATCAAACTGATGTGGTAAAGAAATTCAATCCACAATCTATGCTAGATGCGTTTTGGTTTGCAAAACGTCAGGGCTCTGAAGGTACAACTGTTGATCAACTCGCGGGGGGCGCTAACCTCGGTGAATTATCAGATCTAATGTACTTTATTAAGAAGCTCTATAGAGCTCTTAAAGT